AGATTATATTGATGAAGATGAATTAAGGGAATATATTCATGATTTTTATTATGATGATGTTAGTCAAAATCCTGATGTATATTTTGACGAAGATGATTTTGAATTGACTGAGGAGCAAGAAAAAAGAAAAGAAGAATTGGAGAATTATATTTCCGAAATGGAAGATATGAAATCTAATTTGGAAGATGAACAAAAAGAAATTGAGGATAGTGATAGTGATGAATATTTATCAATTCAGGAAAAATTAGATGAAATCGATGAGAATATAGATACCGCTCAAGAAGAGTTGGATTCAATAGAACCTGATACAGAACCAACAGATGCCATGATTGAGGATAAAGTTGAAGATTATGTTAATTATAGAATGAGAGACCCTCTTGCGTTCATTGAAGAATTTGGTTTAAAAATTGATAATCTTATCGATAAAGATGAATTGGCTCAAGGATTATTAAATACTGATGGATATGGTATTATGAATAGTTATGATGGTGAATATGACACGATAGAGTTCAATGATGAGACTTATTATATTATGCGAGTTAATTAAATTCTATTCATTTACTCAAAAAGTTTTCATATTATTATTTATAATGAATGGAAACTAAAATCAAAAAAAATAAGGTAAAATTTGTTATGGATACCGATTGGGTATTCAAAGGTGTGTTAGATTCTGAAGAGAAAAGATATATTTTATTAAATTACTTTCAAAAACTAAATAAGAATTTGGAAGAAATTAAGATATACCCAATGTTTACAGAGTTATCTCTTCATTTGGGTAATATACAAACTTTATTAACTAGGAATCAAATTTTATATACTGATAAAAAATTCACATCAAATGATGAGGAATTAATGTTGACAGATTTAAAAGTTAAGGATGTTCCTGAAATGACAGATAAAGAATATGAGGAATATCAAAAAATTTTAAAATATAGTCAACCAAAATTATTTGATTATTTCAATATAACAAAATCACTTTGGATGGTGGTTTATGAGAATATTAATGTTAATGTTAAGAAAAATAAAAATAATTTATCAAGCAAAGGTGGATTCTTTTATTATGAATCAAGTGGTCAGGTTAGAATTTGGAGATATACCACAAGAAAAGTTATTAAATTGAAAAACCAATACAAGACCAAGATTGATTTAATTTACGAGGGTGGGAAAAATGATTTGACAATATTAGAAATTATAAGTAAATTTTCATCAACATTTGAAACAAAAAACGAAAAAAAATATCCTGTTTTTGAAGTTACGTGCAAGGATATATTTCCGTTGAATGAAACATTAATACCAATCTTCAAAAGAAAAGTTTTGGCGTATATTGCTCAAAGTGTTAAAAGTTTAAAATCATACGAAGAAAATGGGATTCAATAAAAGATATGTTAGTGTTGAAACATTGTCACATATAATTGAAAATGAAAATGATTTAATAAGATATTTTAAAAATGCTGACGCATTAATTTTTATAGATGATATATCTCGTGAGGTATATAATCTAGTTGTGGAGAAAAAATCATACAAACACTTAATAAAAAAAATCAAAACAAATGAGTAAAATTTTAGAATTTCCAATTGTAGAACCATTAAAATCAAACAGGTGGTTGATTAAATTACAAGGTATGGATATACATCCTTATCTATTCAGAAAATATAAAATGTTTAATGAGGGTGAAGATATTATATTAACAACTGAGTTTATGGAAACGGTTGTTCATTCTTATAACCCAAAAGATATTTTCAATATTAATAAAGTTACGATTGAATATCTTAGTCCTGTGGGTGATGTCGTTAATGGTTTATCATTTACACCAAAAGGAATTAATTTTGAAAGAAAACATTCTTATTCTGACGATAACTTGATGATTACAAAATTAAGATTTATTATTGATGCAAATACATTAACACTTTTATTTAAAACTGAAGAAAATGGAGAATAAAGAACATGTAAATCATCCAGAACATTATGGTGGGGCGGGAAATCTTTATGAAGCGATAAAAGTTATTGACGCTTGGGACTTAGGGTTTTGTTTAGGTAATACGGTTAAGTACATATCAAGAGCCGGTAAAAAAGACCCTAAGAAAGAACTAGAAGACCTTAAAAAGGCTCTTTGGTATTTGAATCATCACATTGAAAAGTTGGAAGGTAAATGAATGCACCAGTAAGGTATTACGGAAGTAAAGGAGGTTTCTACAATAAGATTATTGAATTTTTTCCTACTGATGGTTATGATAAATATATTGAACCTTTTGCGGGTACATTCATAGTAGGTTTAAAAAAACCAATCACAAAAATTGAAGTGTACAATGATATGGAGAAGAATGTATATTCTCTATATAAAGTAATATCGGATAAAGAATTGTTCCAACAATTTAAAGAAAAGTGTGATTTGGTTTTTTATTCTGAAGATATCAGGAAAGAATTTAAAGAAGAACTTAAAAAAGAATTATCCATAGTTGATAGAGCATTTTATTTCTTTTATGTGAATAGGACATCTCATAATGGAATTGGGGGATTCTCAATGAATACTCATGTAAGAAGAGGGATGAGTAAAGCGGTTTCAGATTTTCTATCGGCAATAGACAGACTACCTGAATTACATGACAGATTATCAAAAGTTATTGTTACAAATACTGATGGTATTAAGTTAATTGAAAAATATAATAATCCAAATACATTACTATATTGTGACCCACCTTATGAACAGAGTACAAGAACTGGTGCAAGATATAACGTAGACATGGATAGAGAAGGACATGTTAATTTTTTAAATTCTGTAATCAATAGTAAATCAAAAATATTGATTAGTGGATATGATTGTGAATTATATGATACATTGATTGAGAATGGATTTACAAAACATCAATTTGATGTTAAAACAATTGATGGTAATTTTGAAAAGAAAACAAAAGTTGAAACTGTTTGGAAAAATTATTAATATTATAAAAAAACAAAAAAATGATTGAAAATTACGTTGGTAAAGTATTAAATGGTGATTGTATTGAGGTGATGTCAGAAATACCTGAGTCATCTGTACATTTGGTGGTTTGTAGTCCTCCATACAATGTTCAGATTCCTTATGACACCCACAAAGATGATTTACCTATGAGTGAATATTGGGATTGGACTGAGAAATGGTTAACACAGGTTTATCGACTACTAAAGGATGACGGTAGAGTTTCAATCAATATTCCTTATGAAGTAAATGTTCAAGAAAGGGGTGGTAGAGTATTTTTTGTGTCTGAATTTTATCAGGTAATGAAAAAAGTAGGTTTCAAGTTCTTTGGTATTATTGATTTGGAGGAAGATAGTCCACATAGAAGTAAGACTACAGCTTGGGGTTCTTGGATGAGTCCATCAAGTCCATATATATACAATCCAAAGGAATGTGTAATATTGGGTTATAAAAAACAACATGTAAAAATAGTTAAAGGTCAACCTCAATGGACTGGTGAGTTAGTTGAACAGGAAGATGGTAAGAAGAAAATGATATACAAGGAAGAAGATAAGAAAGACTTTATGGAGTTAGTATTTGGACAATGGAAATACTTGAATGATAGTAGACCTTTAACTAAGGCAACTTTTAGTATGGACATTCCAACAAAAGCAATAAAGATATTAACATACAAAAACGATATTGTTCTTGACCCATTCGCAGGAAGTGGAACCAGTTTGGTTGCTGCTGAGATATTAGATAGACGATGGATTGGAATTGAGTTATCACCAAACTATACGGAAGTTGCAAGAAAACGAGTCTCAACATTTAAATTAGAGAAACAACAATTAAATTTAGAATTTGAAAGAGGTTAACCAACCTCTTTTTTTATTTTATAGATATTTATAATAAAAAATCAAATGTCTAATAAAATATTAATATCAGAAGAAGAAAAAAGTAGAATTTTAAATCTACACGAGAATTTCAAAACTAAAGGGATTTTAAATGAACAAGATGATGACCCACAGCATAGTTTTGTAAGAGGGGTTCAAAGATTCTTGAATGAAAAAATTAAAGCTGGGTTAACCGTAGATGGGTTAACAGATAATAATATGAAATCAAAAACAGCACAAGCAATCGGTAAATACCAACAAAATTTGGGTGTTTATCCTGTAGATGGTGTTTGGGGTCCTGAAACTTGGTCAAAGATGACAAAAGAAGATAAAGAAAGATTAAAGGACCTTGTTGCTGAAGAAGGTGGATTAATTGACAGATTCCTTCGTTGGATTGGATTATAAAAAAAATACTTATGAAAACAAAATCACTTAATGAGAATGAATTGAAAGAAAAAATCTTTCAAATCTATAAAGAGGAAGAAATAAAAATATTCGAACAAAAATGGAATAGTTTATCTTCTGATGATAAAAAATTTGTTTTGGAGTTCTTAAAAGTTCTTCATCCTGAAAAATCTAAATTATTGAACGAAGCAAAATGGTATAATACTGTTGGAGATATTGCAGGTATATTTGACCCTACAGGAACTGTTGATTTGATAAATGGTATTAGTTATTGGAAACAAGGTGACCATTTATTTGCTTTATTATCTTGGATTTCAGTAATTCCTTATGTTGGTGATGTGGTAGCTAAACCAGTAATTGGTGTTTTTAAAGCGGGAGGAATTATTGGTAAAGAATTTAAGGCTGCTATGGTTGCTGGTGATGCCGCTAAAATAGCATCAACGGCAAAACAATCAGGACCACTTAAAATATTTGTTGAGAGAGCTCCAATTTGGGGTGGTGAATTAATAAAAATGTTATCCGGATTTATAAATAAATTTCCAATAGTTAGACGTATCATTCCACTCATCGAAAATTATGTTAAATTATTTAAAAGTGCTTCAGTTGAAATGAAGACCGCGAGTAAAGCAGGTAAAGAAGCGGAAACGGTATTTAAAGGGTTTAGAGAGTTTGGTGGAGTTAAGAATAATTGGTTGAAATATATGAAATCAAACGCACCTCTTTGGGAAAAATTAAATGCTGGTAGTTTTAGATTATTCGGAGGTAATCCGGCAACAAGGTCATTAATGAGAAGAAGTAAGTGGTATTTAGGATTTTTGGATGCTGTTGGATTAGCAAATACTGTAGGTCCTGAAGAAGTTGAATCTAAAGTTCCTGATTTTGAATCGAAACTTGATGAATACAATAGAAGTCCTCAAGCTCAAAGAAATATGGAA